GTTATGAAGCCGCAGTTGGATGGATTACAACTAAATGGAGAGATCCTTATGTAGATCCTGCAGATGCAGACCTTTCTGAGTATTGGGAAGATTATGATTATGAGATGGAAGAGGAAAATGGATCTTAAAAAACTTATAACTACTATACCAGACTTTCCTGTCAAAGGAATACAGTATAAAGATGTTACAAGTATTTTAACACAACCAAAAGCATTTCAGCATACTGTAACAAAAATTACTTCGTACTGTATAAAGAATAAAATTACAGATATTGTGGCTCCGGATGCCAGAGGATTTTTATGGGGTGCTCCAGTGGCATTAGATTTAGGAATACCTTTACACATAGTTCGTAAGCCAGGTAAGTTACCACCACCAACATATGAACATCACTTTACATATGAGTATGCGGAAACTAACTTAAACATAAAGCAAGACGCAAAATTAGGGCCAGACAGCAACGTTTGTATCATAGATGATGTTAATGCTACGGGAGGTACAGCAAGTGCTATATTTGAACTGCTACAAAACTTTCATGTACAACCATTGCATTATGCATGTGTAATTGACTTGACTTTTTTGGAAGGGAGTGCTAAACTACAAGAGTATTGTGGAATGGATGTATTCAGTGTGATATCATATGACAAATAAAATGGAAAACATAATACTAATTGCATTAGAGCAAGAAGCACCCAACATGGCTAAATGGGATAATGTATTTTTTACAGGTGTTGGAAAAGTAAATGCAGGTATTACAGCAGGTAGATTAATTGAGAAATATCAGCCTAAAACAGTTTGGAATTTTGGTACAGCAGGTGGTATTAGTGTTACAAGTGGCATACATGAAATGAAAAACTTTATACAACGTGATATGTTATGCATTGAGTTAGGATTTGGCGTAGGTCAAACTCCTTTTGAAGAAAACGGATTAATAAGTTTTGGAGATCCAATCGATGATATGTGTTGTAGTAGTGGTGATAATTTTGTTAGCGGCCCTTCAGATATGGGTATTATCGCGGATGTGGTAGAAATGGAAGCCTATGCAATAGCAAAAGCATGTAAGCAATCTAGTGTTAATTTTAAGTGTTTTAAGTATGTAAGTGACCAAGCAGACTCTAATGCTAGTAAAGACTGGCACGAAACTGTAGCAGACGGAGAACAGCACTATATTAATAAATATTTAGATGAATACAAGGAGGTATCCTATGAGTAAAAGAACGCATCAAAGGAAACAATGGAGATTAGAAATGGCACAACCACAACAACAACAAACGCCTAGATATACTGAACAAGAAGAGAAAGAGAGAATAAAGCAACAAATGGACCCAAGGCACAATCAAGACTAATGGCAAAAAAACCTCAAATTCCACTGGCAGAAGTTATGAAAGCCATAGACAAAAAAGACCGAGGCTGGTATAACAGATTAAGTGCTGAACAGAAGAAGGCGTTTAGTGCCTGGATGATGATGAGGTATGCAAGTAGTGTACAAGGTGGACAAGCACCTGATTACATTTGGATGGTCAATGAATTAGTTAATCATAGATTTAGTGATGTGAGTAAACATCCTGAATTACAATGGTTGTTAATGACAGCAGTTGGTAGTGGTAAGGTACAACATCATCCTTACATAAAACCGCCCAACAGCAAAAGAAAGAAAAATAAACTATCTGATGCTATTGCAAAAATATATCCACATATTAGTCAAGAAGAAATAGACTTATTGTTAAGTATAAATGATAAAGATGAATTAAAACAATTTTTTGAAGCACATGCTTACACAGACAAAGAAATAAAAGAGTTAATGAAATGAAATGCAAATGGTGTGGTAAAGAATTCCAAAGTGAAAGAACACTTTCGGCCCACATGTGCGTAAAGAAAAGACGTTGGGGCGACAGAGATATGAGCCATATACGTCTAGGTCATAGAGCATTTCAAATGTTTTATGAAATGAATACAAGTGCTAAACATCCTAAAAGCATGGAAGACTTTATTATGAGTCAATACTATGAAGCATTTGTTAAGTTTGGTAGAAGTTGTATGACCAATGAATGGCTAGAACCAGAAAAGTTTACTGAATGGTTAATTAAAAATGGCGTAAAATTAAAACAATGGACATCAGATAGACAATATGATAAATTTATAAAAGACTACTGTAGAAAAGAACCAGGACTGAGAGCATTAGAAAGAACTATTGTGTATCTTGATAAATGGAGTGAGGAAAGTGATACTAAATGGCAAGACTATTTTACAGATGTTAGTCCAAGTAGAGCAGTACATGATATTAGAGCGGCTAAAGTTAGTCCTTGGGTAATTTATCTTAGTCAAACAGGCAACAAGTTATTAGCAAGATTTAATGATGAGCAAGTAGGAATGATTGAAGAAATGATAGATCCTCCATTTTGGATGAAGTTGTTTACTACTAGTAAAGAAGAAGTAAAAGAAATAAAACAAACATGCAAGGATGCAAACATATGAAAAAATTATTAGTATCTGGTGCTAGTTATTCTGCAAATAGTGGAGATATGGTTTACGGTGGACCATCAACAAACGGCAAACCAATTGACCATTGGGCAACTATTATTGCAAATAAAAATAATTTAGAACCTTTGTTTACAGGTGTATCTTGGAGTGACTTTGAATCTGGAGTTTTTCTAGCCGCAGGCAGAATAATGAATGATCCTGATATTACTCATTGTATATACACTTCTACATATACATTTGTACATCATCTGCAAGAAGAAAATAAAAAAACAAGAGAAGAATTAATTGAAATAGATGGACAAATAAGAGCAGAAACAAATGCACACAAAGATTTCCTTGGCAAAACAAGAGCCATATTTAATAAATTTATGCCGCCCTTACACAATGATCCTAAAAAAAGACTGTTAGGAACAACACAATGGATATCTCATAGACCAGACCAATTTGAAGAGGGTGAATTAAATCCTACTTCCAAATGGGGGTCAGAAGATATTGGTGTTGCTACTAAATCAGATAAACCTACGGACAAAGAAGGTAGAGTTTTTATAGGAGTAGTAGATGAAGAATTTTATCAAGAACCTGTGTATAAAAGGTATTTAAGATTTTATACAAGTCTTGCATTTTTAAAACAAATATGCGAACAATGTAATGTAAAATTATTGTATGTACCAATATATCTCACAGACTCCTCTATGAATATGTCTATTACTCAAACACAGGATTGGGTAGAATCATGGGACTTAGTTAAAGAAGTATTTGGGTCAATTCCCAAATGGAACAAAATGTATAGAGAAAGAAACTGGATTAATACAGCATCTCATTTCGATGAAGAATATCATAATATTATTGCAGACAAATTTATAAATGACCCATTCAATAAAGAATGGATAAAACAAAAGGACGAAGAATGAAAGTAAACTTAGTAAGTTATAGTAAATCAGATGGCAGTTATCTTATTGATAGTGCTAATGCAACAGAACTTGTTGCCTTTTGTGCTAGAGTAAGTAATCCAGACAACCAAATGAACCAAGAGACAAGTGACAAACTTATCAAGTATTTGATGAAACATAAACACTGGTCGCCATTAGAGATGGTTAGTGTTTGTTTAGAAATAGAAACCACTAGAGATATTGCAAGACAAATACTAAGACATAGAAGTTTTAGTTTCCAAGAGTTTAGTCAACGTTATGCTGATCCTACAGAATCATTATCTTTCGAAAAACGTGATGCAAGACTACAAGATCCTAAAAATAGGCAAAACAGTATTGAATGTGATGACATGGAAATAAAACTTAAATGGGAACAAAAACAAGAAGATGTAATTAGAGAAGCCTATCAGGCTTATACTTGGGCAATAGAAAATGGTATTGCAAAAGAACAGGCAAGAGCGGTACTGCCAGAAGGTAATACAGTAAGTAGATTGTATGCTAATGGCACATTAAGAAGTTGGGTACACTATATTGAGTTGAGAGGTGCTAACGGTACTCAGTTGGAACATATTGAGATTGCCAAAGAAGTAGCAAAAGTAATTAGTAAAATTTTTCCATTAGCAAATGAGGTTTTAGAAAATGGGTAATGATTATATGGACGTAAGTTCTTATTCAATGGACACTATTACATTGACAAACGATTGTGAGACTGTTACAATAACAGATGATTCCGGATTTACATTGCAGGGTATGACAAGTAGTTCCGGAACATATACTATTGATACAAGTGTGTTAGATAATTCTATTAGTATAGGAAGTACAAAACTAACAGAAGATGAATTAAAAGACATAATGGTATTAATAGATATTATAAAAGATTTAGATGATGACAATCCTATCAAAGCATTGTTTAATTCTAAAAAGATGTTAAACAAAATGAAGGTAAAAGATGAATGAATCATATGCAAATGAGTGTATTGTAGAATGCACAGACAATGGTAAAACTGTAGAAGCAGAAGTTGGAAGTTTTCAACCAGAGAAATACTTACAAGTTTTTATGAATACAGTTAAAGTAAACTTACAATATCAACCTGCACACAAAATATATGTGGGCAATATGGCTGGTATGGAGTTTGTAACATCTGGTCCTAAGTTGGTAGGTAGTTATAGATAATGGATAATCGAGTAAAAGATATACTTGATAAAGAAGTTAATAGACAAGACAACACCATAGAACTTATTGCAAGTGAAAACTATGCCAGTGAAGCAGTGATGGCTCTTAGCGGAAGTATATTTACAAATAAATATGCTGAAGGTTATCCAGGCAAACGTTATTATAACGGTTGTAACAATATGGATGATATTGAAAATTTAGCAATAGAAGAAGTTACTAAATTGTTCGATTGTAATTTTGCTAATGTGCAACCACATTGTGGAGCAAATGCCAATACAGCCGTATTCCAAGCATTTTTAAAACCAGGTGATAAAATATTAGGAATGGATTTAGCAAGTGGCGGACATCTAAGTCATGGTAGTACTCCAAATATATCAGGTAAAGTTTATGAAGCATATCATTATGGTGTTGATAGTAAAGGACTATTAGATTATGATGCTATAATGGATCAAGCAAAAGAAGTCATGCCTAAAATGATTATTGCAGGTGCTAGTGCATATCCGAGACAAATAGATTGGGGCAAGTTTAGAATTATAGCAGATGAAGTAGGAGCATTTTTACTTTGTGATATGGCACACTATAGCGGTCTCATAGCAGGTAAATGTTATGACAATCCTATTCATTATGCTGATGTAGTAACAAGTACAACACACAAGACTTTACGCGGTCCTAGAGGCGGTATTATACTGTGGAACAAAGAAGAATACAGTAGAAAAATCAATAGTGCTATTTTTCCAGGTACACAAGGTGGACCTTTAATGAATCAAATTGCGGCAAAGGCACAATGTTTTATAGAAGCAAACACAATAGAGTTTGAAAACTATGCAAATGATGTATTAGTAAATGCTAAAGCATTCGCAGACCAACTTACAGCAAATGGATTTGAATGCTTGACAGGAGGCACAGATTCGCATATAATATTACTAGATTTAACAAATAGAGGAATCAGCGGAAAAGATGCGGCTGACCATTTAGAAGAGTTAGGTATCACTGTAAATAAAAATGGCATACCAAATGACCCTAGAAGTTTTATAGAAACAAGTGGTATCAGATTAGGTACAGCGGCAGAAACAACTAAAGGACATGATGCTGAGTGGTTTAAAAACTTAGCAGATAAGATTGCAGAAATTATATGAAAATAAACTTTGATGTAGACATTGATATGGCGGACAGAGATAAGTTCTTAAAACTTGTTGATGTTATTCCTGCTAGTATCAAACGTGATGGTGAATTTGAAAAACATAACACTGGTGTCTATTTTCAACCTATTCCAAACTTTCCTATTGAAGGTTACAGCACAATAGACCACAAAGAAGCAGAAGACTTAGGATACTTTAAAGTGGACTTTCTAAATAACCATGTGTATGAAGATATTAAAGATGAAGCACATCTAAATAAATTATTAGATACAGAGCCTATGTGGGATTTGTTTGGTCACAAAGAAATAGTAGAACAACTGTTTCATATTGGTAATCATTTTGAGATTGTAAAACAACACATGCCTACTACAATAGAACAGTTAGCAATGATACTTGCAATGATTAGACCAGGTAAAAGATATTTGGTTGGTAATGATTGGTCAGTAATTGAAAAAGAAGTTTGGCAAAAAACAGATGATTATTTCTTTAAAAGAAGTCATGCAATAGGTTATGCAACACTTATAGTTGTACAGTTAAATTTAATAGTTGAAAATGCTAGTCGTCGGTAACTTTTTTGACTAGTTGAATACTTCTACGTTTAATTCTTTTCTTTAAAATATTTTGCATACTTGTTACAGGTCCGAACAGTATTTCTGTTTCTTTATTCATAAAAGTTCTTAAACAGTGACTAAATTCTTGCATTTCTTGAAATAAAAACACATCAATGGGTAACATTCTGTTACTTTCCCACCACCATAAATCAGCATGTTCTAGCATTAATCTACGTTCATCGTTGTTTCTACATTTTTCAATATCGTAAAAACTTATAATTTGTGCATCTCTATTTTGTACTATTCCAACATATTCTGTGCCGTTAAACTCTATGCCTGTTAAAAATGGAAATTTTTCTTGTAACTCTTCATGTTTAGTCATCTTAGATATTTATAAGCAATATAGATAAATACAGTTTATAAATGGAAGATTAATTATGTCATTTGGCAGTAACAATACATTATACATTTTAGGATATCCGTCAATCGACCTTGTTTTAACGTCGGACGGTATAACAGTGGACAACAGACCAATGAATCAAACTAAATTAACAGTACATAAAGGTTTCGACTCTCAGTTGAACTTTTTTGTGAGAAATAGAGACAGAGTTTTACAAAATTTAAGCGGTAAAACATTGTATGCTAGTATTATAAACCCTAACACAAACAAGCGAGTTGTATTCAAACAACTATCTTTGGTAAACAGCGGAACAACTGGAGAAGCAAAATTAAATTTTGTACCAGGAGATTTAGCAAGTTTATCACCAGGTTTATATCAAATTAGTATCAGTGAAAGCAGTGATAGTGGAGTAACACAAAGTCCTTTGTATGCTAACCAAAACGATAGAATTATTTCAGACTTAGAAATTAGAAGTAGTTTAGAATATGATCCTATTGCAACTCAAACACAAACATCTTTTATTGACCAAGGGTCAAATGTTTTTGTTACAAGTGCAATGTACGGTAATCAAGACCAAAACTTTAATCACAGTCAACACACGATTGGTGTATATATGACAAACTTTGTAGGTAATGTTACAATACAAGGTTCTGCATTAGAAAGTACACCATCTCAAAACAGTGATTGGTATGATATAGATGTACAAGGTGACGGTTCTGCAGAAGTTCCTTTTGCATCAGCATTTAGTGGAATAGATGCTTTTAATTTTAAAGTCAACACCAATTGGGTCAGGGTTAAATTCAACAAAACCTCAGGTTCTTTGGACAAAGTTTTACTAAGAAATTAGTTGACTTTGTACAGATTGGTGTTATAATAATATTGTTATGCATCATCACGAACTTGTAGACAAAGTACATCGATTACTTATGGACAATTTGCCAGTTAATAGTGGCAAAACTCCTAGTGGCTGGACTACATTCAATTGTCCAATGTGTACTGACAAAAGAAAACGTGGTGGTGTTATACAAAGTAATGCCAAAATAAGTTATCACTGTTTTAACTGTGGTTACACAACTGGTTGGGCACCAAGTCCTAAACTAGGTGGCAAATACAAAAAATTATGTGAAACGTTAGGTGTGCCTGTTTCAGACATACACAAAGTTGTATTGGATCTGATGAAACATTCTGAAGTATTAGAAATAGAAGATACTTCGGATTATGTTTATACGGCGGCTAGTTTTAAAACACATCAATTACCAGAAGAAACTACTTTAGTAGAAGACTTACCAGATAACCATAAAGTAAAGCAATATGCTATTGAACGTGGTCTATTAGGTAACTTTCCTTTGTTGCATATTAATAATAGTATGTATAATGCAAGACTAGTTGTACCTTTCATGTATAACAATCAACTAGTTGGCTGGACAGGTAGACATATTAATCCCCCAAACAAAGAAACTGCAAAATATCTTCTTAACATGCAAAGTGGATATGTGTTCAATATTGATAAATTTGTTGATACAGATAGAGAAGTTGTAGTAGTTGTAGAAGGAGTATTTGATGCAATACTCATAGATGGTATAAGTGTTTTAGGTAATGGCGTAACAGCCGAACAGGCACATCTTATCGATAAACTTAATAAACGTGTTATATTATGCCCAGACAGAGATGAAGCAGGTAAAGAACTTATAGACAAAGCAATAGAATTAGGATGGGAAATTAGTTTTCCGCCTTGGAGTGCAGATTGTAAAGATGCCGCTGATGCTGTAAATAAATATGGTAGACTACTTACATTAGCAAGTATTATAAAACATGCTAGTGATAATAAAATAAAGAATCAAGTAAAGGCAAAAATGTTATGAAATTGTTAGTTAATGGTTGCAGTTTTACAGGAGGTCATGATGTCATTCACAATGAAGATGGCTTACTTGCTCCACCACCTGATTATGTTTGGCCCACACATTGTGGTGAGCATGTTAATCTTGCTATAGGTGGCAATAGCAACGATAAAATTATTAGAACTACTATTGAAACATTAGAACAAGATAATAGTTTTGATGGTGTTATAGTACAATTTACAGGCTTGTATAGACAAGAGCAATATTTAGAACAGTATAACGAGTGGGCAAATTTATGTTCTGATGTAGGTATATTACCTAGGACAGCAGAAACCAGTGAAGAATTAAAAGAACAAAACCCTGATAAACTGTTTAATATACATTTCGATAAAATTGAAGAAGATTATGAAGATAAGTTAAATACACTTGATAAACTTTTAAAAACAGCAACAGATAATTTTGTATGGTTAAAGAGTGAGGTCGATTATACTGTAGAACATTTACAGAATATATTGTTACTACAAAGTATATTGCAAGATATGGACATGCCTTATTTGTTTACAAGTATGTCTATGCAAGGACATCCAAAGTATAAACAACCGCATCACTATATAGAATATGATACAGCATACGAAAACATATTGGCAAGTAAAATAGATATTACAAAATGGTCTAAAAGACCACTAACACAAATGTTATCAGTTAGAGAATTTGATGATACAAAACACCCTAATCCTAAAGGGCATGAAATGATAGCAACAGAATTGATGAGAGATTTTAGGAGAGCAAATGGATAACATAGAAAACTACACAGAAGAAATACAGGAAATGTATTTGAATTTCTTAGTCACAGATCCAGAGTTGTTTGTGAGAGTAAACAATATTGTTGAACCTTATATGTTTAACAAGAAATATCAAGACACAATTAAATTTTTAAAACAGCATAGTGAAGAATATAGTGCTATTCCTACTATTGACCAAATCAAAGCAACAACAGGATTAGAACTAGAACGTATAGATGGTATTACATCTAATCATTCAGATTGGTTTTTAGATAGTTTCGAAAGATTTTGTAGACATAAAGCATTAGAAAAAGCAATATTAGACAGTACTGACTTATTGGAAAAAGCAGACTATGGTGCAGTAGAAAATAAAATAAAAGAAGCAAGTCAAGTTAGTCTTGTTAAAGACTTGGGACTTGAATACTTTGAAAATCCAAAAGAAAGATTACAATACATAAAAAGTCAAGCAGGTGCAGTTAGCACAGGTTGGAAAAAGTTTGACCAAAAACTGTATGGTGGATTAAACAGAGGCGAGATTACAATATTTGCTGGTGGTAGTGGTGCAGGTAAAAGTTTATTTTTACAGAACTTAGGAGTGAATTGGGCACTGGCAGGAATGAATGTTGTTTACATTAGTTTAGAGTTGAGCGAACAATTAATTAGTATGCGTCTAGATGCTATGGTAAGTGAATACAGCACAAGAGAGATAATGAAAAACATGGATGACGTAGATTTGAAAGTGCGTATGAAAGGTAAAGGTGCTGGTAAGTTTAGAGTAAAACAAATGAGCAGTGGTGTTACTGCCAATGATATTAGAGCATTTGTTAGAGAGTATGAAATAAACACAGATGTAAAAGTAGACTGTATTTTGGTTGACTATTTGGATTTAATGAGTCCTATTAGTGCAAAAGTTAGTCCAGGGGATTTGTTTATTAAAGACAAATATGTATCTGAGGAGTTGCGTAATTTAGCAGTTGAAAGTGGTACATTATTTGTTACTGCATCGCAGTTGAATAGAGGTGCAGTAGAAGAAATAGAATTTGACCACCATCATATTGCAGGTGGTATTAGTAAAATACAAACAGCAGATAATGTTGTAGGTATATTTACAAGTAATGCTATGCGAGAACGTGGCAGATATCAAATACAGTTTATGAAAACACGTTCTAGTAGTGGTGTTGGCAGTAAAGTAGACTTAAAATTTAATCCTGATACACTTAGAGTTGAGGATTTGGATGAAGAAGATGAAGATTCAATGACAATGACTACAGGAACACTGATTGACCAACTAAAACGCACAGGTTCTGTTAAAACAGAGGACACTGATGCAACAAATACTATTAGTACAGCACTGAATATGCAGGAGTTCATGAAGAAAAATGACCTATAAAAGATAAATATGCATATAACATAGGAAACAACAAATGTCAGAAAGAAAATCGAGAAGTATTTTAGAAGAATTAAATTCTATCAGTGTAGACAGAAGTCGCCACCATGTTCTCGAAAATAGAGTTGAACATTTAGTCAGTAGTGCTGAAAATATCAAAGCAATACTACGTGAGTCATATAGTCCTCAAGAGGCATTAGACTTAGAACGTAGACTTATTAACTCTATCAAATCAGGTGATTCAAAAAAATTCTCTCGTGGCATTAAAAAAATAGTTGCGGAGAGTAATAATGAAATTTAATGATTTAGTACAAGAAATTACGCCAGACCAACAGAAAAAAGATGCCGAAATGGGAATCAAACGTGGTGCTGGGGGAAAATTTGCTAAAGGCACACAAGCCGGTCGGCAGTATGCTTCAAAACCCAAACCACAAGGTCAAAGTTCAAAGCAGAAAATTGATAAAGGTGATAAACTAGGAAACAAAACAGCAGGTGGCGTATTAGCAAAATCACAGCAAAATGCAATTAACCGAGCAATAGCCCAACAAAACCAAAATAATATAAAAAAATCCAAAAAAGGTGGTGTTGTTAGCGACTTTGCCAAACACAGAAAAGACATGAAGGTTGGTAGAGTGGTACAGCATCCAGATGGTATATTTTATCGATTGGAAAAAACCGATAAAGGTAGTCAATGGATGGAAGTTGATGGTGTAAAAGCCAAAAAAGAAAAAGATGGATCAACAACATTCGACACTCAATATGCTAAACCTGTTAAAGGTGTTTACCCACTTGCACCAAAAGATGCTCGTTCTATGGAACTTACAA